CTGATTCAGGTGATGGAAGTGTTCCGTCATCACGCATCTCTTTATATTTTTTCAATACATCACCAATTGGTTCTTTTTTTGGTGGTTGGTTTTTGTTCTCCATAGTAATTATAAAATTTTATAGTTTATTATTGTTTTGTGATAAATACTCGGAAAAAAATTTTCGACCCAATTCAAGATTTTTAATTAAGACTCGTATTATAAAGTAAATAACTTAATTAAATGACTGAAGAAAATAAAATATTGGTATTGTATGTTGGGGTACAGGGAATCCGTAGTGAGGATATTCATGCTTTTACAAGAAGTATTACTGAAAAAGTGATACCATCAACATTTCGAGGTGAAGTTATTGTTTTACCTGTTCAATCACCAGACACAAGAGTTGAATGTATTAATCCGAAATACATTACGGAAGCCGAATTAATTAAGGAGCATACCGAAATGATGAAAAATTTAAAAATAGAACTTCAAAATCAATTCGATCAATTAAAAGAAAATAATAATGGGTAAAATAAAAATTGGTATTGTTATCGATGAAATCCTAAGAGCAAAATGGCTACAATTCGACAGATTTTATGCACAGGAGTTCGGAGAAGAGGATATTCCCGAAAAACAACCATATGTTTATGATTTTTTTAAAACCTATCCTTGGAAAGATACTGTAGAAAAGGTTAAAGAAATGCGTGAACCCGAAGACACGCCAGACACAATTAATCCGATAGATTATCAAGTTGATGATAAAGGTAATGCACCTGCTGATTTCATGATATTTAAACCTGAAAAAGAAATTAAATTAACAGCAAAAGAAGTTTATAATAGATTCATGTATGAGGATTATTTATTTGAAATTAATGGTGCTGCACCAGCTATGTATAAAGGAATGGATTTACATGTTAATAATTTCTTACAAAAATATGAAAACACCATAGATTTCGCTGTATTGTCTGTTGAAAACCGTTTCAGTATACCACCAACACTTTTTTTCCTAAGTAAGATATCAACAAGATTTAAGAATTACATATTTCTTGATAAAGCAACTGATATGTGGAAAGAAGTCGATATTCTTATTACAACCGACCCAGAAATTCTGAAACTCGGTGCGCCTTGGGGTAAGAAATTAATTAAACTAAAACGACCATATAATGAAAACATTAAAGCTGGGTCATTGGAAGTCCTACAAATCGCTGATTTGATTGATAATCAGGATTTTCAAAAAATAATTAAATATAAAACTAAATAAAATGAGTGAAGAATTAGAAATATCAGCAGAACAGGCTGAATTAGAAAAAATCGAGAAGATTAAAGTCAGTCTCGATAAACTAGTAAATAAGAAATCAAAATTCTTATTTGTTGTACCAGAATCACAGAATCCCGTTGCAAGTGTCTATGAAATATATTTTCATGCAACAGTTGTAAAAAATCTGGGTTATGAAGTAATTATTATGGTTGAGAAAGGTGATTATGTAGCACCTACTTGGATTGAGAAAGAACTTACAGACCATAAACAGATGTCAATGTCTGACCCTAAACTCACGGTAGGACCAGAAGACATCATGGTCATCCCAGAGGTGTATTCAAACGTAATGGAGCAGACCAAAAACCTTCCTTGTTTAAGAGTTGGATTATTACAATCGATTGATTATATGGTAAGTTCATTAATCCCGGGCACGGATTGGACATCCTTCGGAATCAAAGACATTATTACGACTTCACAAAGTCTTAAAGAATGGTTAGAATCCTTCTATGGAGCGGATAGGTATGATATTAAGACATATAATGTTGGTATTCCTGAATATTTTGAAAGAACAGACGTGCCACAAAAACCAGTAATTTCGGTTATTGGTAGGAATGCGAATGAAATCTCGAAATTCGTAAAACTATTCTTTAGCAAATACCCACAATACAATTGGGTGACTTTCGACTCAATGTTGACCAAGAGCAAACCACCACAACCAATGCGTAGAGTTGACTTTGCGAAAAGATTGCAAGGCAATTTTGCTGCAATTTGGATTGACAGGATTTCGAGTTTCGGAACATTTCCATTAGAATGTATGAAATCAGGCACAATTCCAATCTGTCTGAAACCCGATATAATGCCAGAATATATGATTGAAAGAAACGAGAATGGTGTCGCAGTTAAAGCAGTTGAGGGTGCTGGTGTCTGGACTGAAAATTATTATGACCTTCCAGTATTGGCAGGTGAAGTTCTTATTAAATTCTTGGACGATAACATCAATCCTGAATTATATAATATAATGGAAAAGGTTGTATCAAAATATAATCAAAAAGACAGTGAAGCCAGATTGGTTGAAATTTATACAGACCTTACCAAAAAGAGAATCGCTCTGTTCGAATCAGCACTTCAACCACCTGAACCTGTTCAACCAGTTGTTGTGGAAAAATAATATTAAATTTTAAATAAATATAAAATGAATATATCAGTAATAATTCCAATACATAAATATGATGATGAGTTATCATTATTGGTTGGTAAAGCAGTCGAATCGATTGTTAAACAAGAGGATGTCGAAGAACTTCCAGAAATGATTTTAGTGTATCCAGTAGAACTTGATGCTAATATTATAGGCTTCCGTGATTCGATGATTCGCAAATATCAGAATAGTGGTGTCACAACTAACAACTTTATTTTAATTAAAAACGATGATGTAACTGACTATCAGTCGCAAGTAAATCTCGCAGTTAAATCAGTAACTACCGATTATTTCTCGGTACTTGAATTCGATGACGAATACGGTACAACTTATTTTAGAAATGTTAAGAAATATATTATAAATTATCCAGAAATTGATGTGTTCTTAACTATGATGATTGAAGTTAATGAGAAGGACGAAGGTATTAAATTAACAAATGAAACTGTTTGGGCACAACAATTTGTTGGTGAGAATGGTGAAATGGGTTATTTGAATGCCAATGCGTTGAAACAATACACGGATTTTAAATTAAGTGGTGGGGTTATTAAGAAAACCGAGTTTGAAAATCTTGGTGGTTATAAATCGAACATTAAATTGACTTTCATGTATGAATTCTTGCTCAGAGCACTAAATAATGCATCAAAAATCTTCAGTATTCCGAAAATTGGATACAAACACTTTGCAACACGTGAGGGTAGTCTGTTTGATGAATATCAGAAAACAATGCCTATTGATGAAAGAAAATTTTGGTTTGAAACAGCGACAAAGGAATCAAATTTTATGAATGACAGAACAATCGATTTATCAAGAATAAAAAAAGTAATTTCTGAATAACTTTATTCTCAACCAATAATTAATGAAGAAAGTTGAACCTTCTAAGCCATATTTTGCGGAAAAAGAAGAACAAGCAGTTATAGATTATATTAATTCTGATTCGCTGGAAGAAAAAAATAAGATTTATAACGATATATTGATTGAACCATTTCGAAAAATGATACAATCAATTCTGAGACGATACCCTATTCATATTGGAAATTATGATATGTTAGAAGTTGAATCTAATGCACTTACACACCTAATTGAACATATGGTCAAGTTCAATCCCCAAAAAATTACTAAATCTGGAGCAAAAACAAAAGCATTTAGTTATTGTCAGACAATAATTAGAAATTATTATAAAGATCATAGTAAAAAAAGTTATACTGAGAAAAAAATTAATTTGAGTTTTGATGACTATATCGATGAAATTAATGAGAATATCGAATACACTTATGAAATGGAGATGGAAAGTCAACAGCAACTCGAAAAACTAATTAATAGTGTTATTGGGAAAATTGAAGACCGCATAAATAATGACCCTACAATAAAAAAGAATGAAGTACTTGTAGGAGATGCAATTGTTAATGTGTTGAGAAATTGGCAGGTATTGTTCATGGAAGACAGTCCAGATGGTAGATATGAAAAACGTGTAACCAATAAATTTGCGAAGAATAAAATTCTTTTATATCTGAAAGAACAAACGTGTTTAAGCACAAAAGAAATTAGAATTGGAATTAAACCATTCAAAGAAATTTATTTTATTGAGAAAATAGAATTCATGGAAGATTAATATAAATTAAAAAACCTGTATTTATATGTACTAAAACCATTAAAATGGCAAGACCGAGCATATTAGGTGTTAAGTCAAAAGATGGTGGTGTTTATTTAATAAAAAACATTATTGATGATAAAGTATATGTTGGGAGCGCAAAAAGATTAGTTGAAAGAATATCTCTTCATAAACATTTATTAATGAATAATAAGCATCATTCAATACATCTTCAACATGCTTGGAATAAATATGGTGAGAATGTATTTATCTTCGGGGTATTAGAAGTAATTGAAAATTATTCTAATTTAACGATTATTGAACAAAAATATATTAATAAATATAGAAGTGCTGATGATAAGTTTGGATACAATATTTGCCCCAAAGCCGAGAATAATTTAGGTTCTAAACATCAAAGAGGAAGAAAAGAAAAAAGTGTAAGAATGACAGGCACTGGAAATAATTTTTATAATAAAAAACATACAAAAGAAGCAAGACGTTTAATTGGTTTACATAATCATAAAAGAAAATTAACTAATGAACAAATTGATAATATAAAATATTTATGGAATGGCAGATTTTATTCACAGAAGGATATTGCTTATGTGTATAAAGTATCGCCTTCACATATTTCAAAAATAGTTAATAATAATAGTAGAATTAAAATTTAAACACAATGCCTCGCCCAAAAAGAAAACAATTAAAATTCGATGAAGATAGTGTGAATAAACTTCTTCAGGAAATATATGATGAAAGCCACAATATTAAAGCAAAAATCAACAGACTATTCACTAAATGGGAAACCAAGGTAAAGGAAAGTGGTGAAGTTGCAGCAATTGGCGACCAAATCGTAAAACTTATTGGTGCTGAAGCCAAAAACCAAGATCAGAAAATCATATTGCTTCGTTATTTAAAAGAAGTGGTATTCGATCTCAAAGGTGGTGGAAGTAAAGTTAGCTCTCCAAATCATGTTGTAGAGGAAAGCGGTGCAGTGAGCACTGAAAGAAGAAATGAATTACTGAATTTTGTTCAGGATGAACTTGAAAAAAAAGAAAAACTAAAAAATAAATAATGAGTTTGGCTGATAATAAAAGAGGTGTTTTTACAATAATTGGTTCGTATAGTTCCTTAATTAAGGAAGGAAAACCGCCATTGCAGACCGACCTGTTTCCATCAATCAATAATAAGGACGACATTGTTCTGTTTTTACTTGATGTATTGAAAACTGTTGCAGGTACTGAAGCAATTAAGGAAACAATTGGTGGAATGTTTAGTACTCTTGTTGATGAAGTCGAACCACAGCTAAAAACTGTATTAAAAAAACAATTCATATTGTCAAATTCAGACCAACCACTACCATCTGATTTCATGGATGACGGCATTACAGTTCCAGTAAAAACGATTGATATAAATGGGAAACTCAAAGTCAATCCAAGTTCTGCCGATGGTAATTTAATATATGGAAACCCCACGGATAGTTTTAATGGAATAGCATATGATGCGATTCTAAATGCTGGTGATTTTGAGGGATATAATGGTTTGTTAATAAAATACGTTGCATCCACAGATAATTTTCAGATAAAACCTTTAGGTCCTAGCA